ATTTACAACAAATCCCCATGTTCCATAGTCAGCAGTTCTAAATCTTATGTATTTTGAACCTTTGGTAATTACCCAACCTTTTGTGAACCTATCATTCATTTTTTTCATTGTATCATCACTACCACCAGATGGTCTATCTGTGTAATCTGCGTTTGCAGCTGCAACTAAATTGTTGACAGCAAGATTAATATCTGTAAATTTTTTCATCACTTGTTTCATTATTATATACTTTCTTTTTCTAATATTGTATTACTTGCATTTGCAAGTTTAACTAACATTTCATTAACTTTATTACTTGGGAATAAATAAGATGTAACACCATCTTTTTCAAACAAGTCACTTACTGCTTGATTTAACATCACAACTTCAGCCATGTCAAAGGTCATTTCAGTAGTAGTTTTTTTTAATACTATTTTTGCAGTTTTTATTTCTTCTTTTTGATAATCATATAACATATTTTGTTTCTTTCTCTTTGTTAATATACAACTATTATACCAAGTTTGACGAAAATGTCAAACATTATTTTTCAGAATCAGGTAAGTTATTGTTTTATAAGGATTCTTTTTTTGGATTTTCAACATTTTTTTTAGAGAGATTTTAGAAATTGTACAGGCGATTCGTTTAAACAAAAAAAGAGGGGTCATAAAGACCCCCCTTTGATAATTTGCACAACTGTGATGATGAGATGAGAGGTGTGTTGTGCAAACCAAACTGTTAACCCATAAATGCGTTTAGGGCAAGAATAATAGCGAACCAACATAAACCTAATGTTGCAGCTTCAAATAATATTTTCATAATGTAACCTTCTTTGTTTGTAATCAATACACCTATTGTACAATAAAAAAAGGGGTTTGTCAACCCCTTTTTCTAACTTTATTATATGTGTATTAGTATTAGAACTTAATAGAGTTATTTTGTTAAGTCCCACTCTGATTCGTCTTTAGGCATCTCTCCAGTTGGATTTTTACCTTGTTGCCAACGTATATCATTTGGGTCTGATGGTGTATATAACTCTGGGTCAACACCTTCGATAATTCTCCACTCATTGGAATTTTCTGGTGTTCTTTTAGTTTTATCACACGCACCATAAACGATTTTTATATCGTCTGGAGTATCTTTTTCAAAATCTATTATTTTATCATAGTACGGCCCTGCTTGGGTTTGAAATGTCCATTTTAACATATTCTGACATTGTTCTTGACTCAAATCTTTTGAATATGGGGCACTTTCAAAACTTGTGCAATCTCCATGAAAACATATCATCATCATTGCTACATAAAATATTTCAGGCATTCAATTTCTCCTAATCAGCTAAACCACTAGCAGATCTACTTGCTTGTGGATATACTGCTGCTGGTGCAACTGCGAATTCATCATTCCAACCAAACGCTTCTTTTACTACTGGTTCTGAAAGGCCTTTATATATTTGATGCAATCTCTTATCTTTAGCTGCAATAAGTAAGTCTGCTTCACTTTCGTGTAAACCTTCCAACATCTGTATAAACATTTGTTCTTTTTTATACTGGGCAGTTACATTATCAGCACCTTTAATAAAGTGCCATAGTTTTCTAGACTCATATGCTAGAACGGAATGTTCTGTTCCTGCTGGTGCTCCATTCTTTTTAAAAGGAACACTACCTGCTGGTACGTCCCATGCAATCTTTGGGTCAAAAGATGCTTTAATTATCATACGAAGTGCATCTGAATTATACTCTCTAAGTATTTGTATCTTTTGGTCTTTTGTTTTTGCTTTGTGTACTTTGTCAAGTATTTCTGAAAATAATAATGTTCCACTCATTTTAAAAATCTCCTATCGATTCAGTTAGTTCTTTTAATCTATTGTTTATAAAATAATTAAGTAATTTACTTCTATCTCCATGAGGAGCTGCATCTATTTCAGATAAAATTTGTTCTTCTAAGTCTTGTGGTATTTTATCTAGATTGATTAACTTCTCATTCCTCTGATAGTTTCTCTTGGTTTCATTTGGCATGTCTTCCATAGACTCTAACCAAGTTTCTATCTTTTTCTTCCCTAAAGGCCTTTGACGTAATCCCTCTGTGAAGGTATTATCACCTGACAACACATTTGGAACTCCATCACTTGTATCACCTTTTAGTATATGTGTTCTTATATAGGTGTCTGGATTGTGTCCATTTATGTGCTTCTTTACAATAGGACTATATTGACGTACATTCTCGTATTTGTGTAATTGTATGAAATCTTTATCACCAGACACAATCATAATTGATTCACTTTCTTTTTTACATAGTGTTCCAATAATGTCATCAGCCTCTGCACCATATACCTCTAGGTATTTGTATGGTAGATTTTCTTTGAACTCTGCTTTAATTTTATTTAAAACACCAAAGATATTATCCCAATCTTTTGAATCTTTCTCTCTACCTTTTCTACGACTAGCTTTATATTGTGGAAAGAAATCCCTTCTCCAATAGTGTCTTGAATCATAGGTTAGTATTACTTCACCGTATTTCTCTTTAAACATATTTCTATATAAACGAATAGAATTAAGAATCATATGTCTTACCATATCTTCATCAACTGTTTTTTGTTTAGTCATATTCAAATGCATCATCAGACTGGCTAACGAGATTTGATTCATATCAATTATTATCACTTGTTTTCCTTCGTTGGGGGTGTCCAGTATGCATTGAAACTCATACTTCGTCTTTCTCCATCACAATAGAATGGATATACACTATGTTTCAACCATGAAGGAAATACTAATATCATTCCTACTGCTGGTTTAACCATAAGGGTATCACTCCTCATATCTTGAGATTCTCCATATGAGAATTCAATTAATCCACTTGTTGGATAATGGTCTTTTGTTTCTTCTACAAAATGGTTTTCCATACCCTCTGGTAATTTTAAATATATAACTCCAGAAAAATGTCCACTATGTTTATGCCATGGGTTGTATTCATTTTTATATTGACTTACAATCCAACTTTGAGTAATATTAATATTTTCTTCTTTTGGATTAGCTCCACCAGATGCTTTATTCCATTCATATGATCTACCCCATGATTGCATTTGTGTTAAATATTCTTGACAATAATTTCTCAGAATAAGCAAACAGTAATTAGCATCATCATTATCATAAAGTGGTATCTGTACTTCTTTTTTTACTTTACCTACAAGATTATCTGAAAAATCCCACTTCTTAGATAAACCGTCATCTGCTAAAACTTTATCACCAACATTATTAATAATATCAAGAAATTTCTGTGGTACTTTTGATTCTAATATTGTTGGACTAAAAGTTTGTTTCCAAGATAATTCAATGTTTTCCTTATTAACGGTAGTTTGGTTATGTGATGCTATTACACCTTTACCACCCATATTCATTGTAGCTCTTGAGAAAGATTTTTTTCTTCTATTTATTGTCATCATCTTCTCCTAACATATTTTTCAATTCTTTTTGTGTAAATTTAATGAATGAACCTTTCGTTTTTTTCATAAGTTTTTCTATGATAGGTTGAATAGGGTGTGTAAGTCCTATATCTCTAAAAATTATACTCTTACAGCATTCACTTATAAATCCAATATCACGAATAAATTTAGGGTCTCTAAGTTCAAACCCATTCTCTCCCATTGTGTGTATCAATTGTACCATAAGATGCTCAGTTAAGTCTTCTGCAAATAATAAATCTTCTTGTAGTTGATCATGCGTTGGGTTTTTTGGAACTTTAACCTTCTTTCTAGATTGTTTTTTCCATGGCCCTTTTATTACAGTTCCTTTGGTGCTATTGTCTTCCATTTTATCCTCATCTGTTCATCTTTACCATAAAAATCATTAGGCCAATCACCATGTTTTAAATAGTGTTGCATTTGTCTTAGATATCCTTCAATACTTGTAAGTTTAGCAATAGAACCTTTGACGTTCCTTCTAACTTCTCCACGAAGTGGTGATAATTTTTCTCTATTATGTTTTATCCATTCCCTTACTTTCTTATAGGAAAGAACATGGTCATCTGGTAATGCAATAACACTTGAGTGTACATTTTTATATTGTGTGGGCCCTTTTGATTCTCTTGCTTTTGCAAGTCTTTCCCCAGCTGCAATCTTCTGTTCTTCAGTCATAGGTTTGCGTTTTCTTCTTCGCTTGGGTTTAGATTCTTTCCATTCTTCAGACATTAGTAACCTCTAGTTTCTATTTGTTTTTCTCTATCCTTTAACCACCGTCTTCTACCAGCAGCCTTTGCAAGTCTTTTCTTTTCACTTCTAGTTTGAAATGATACTCGTTCTCGCATCTCATTAAAGATACCTTCATTCTGCATACGTTTCTTTAATATTCTTAATGCTTTTGTTACATCATCACCACGAACTTCTACACTCAGCCCTTGTTTTGGTCTTTCCCCTCTTTCAAATTTCTTATGAAAAGGTTTTTTGTAATCATTATTTTTTGGATTGTATTTCAAACTAATATATCTCCCTTAGTTGCCACTCGTTATTTATCTTACACGCAGTTCCACGCATTTGTCTTAAATCTTTATTTACTTGTACAGATGTTATAAACTCTCTACATTCACCATCACTTGTAAGGGGCATTGAATTTACAGCAATATTCTTTTGTGGGTGTTTCCAAGTAGATGATTGAAAATTTTGATTATTATTAAGTGATTGTGAAAGTAACATAGTTGCATATATTTGATCTACCTTATCAAAAGTATCACCAATACTATATCCAATTACTAACCCAGCAACAGCAGCTGCAGAAATAAGTAAGGGATCACCACTACTATGTGCTAACACAATACCAGTAATTACACCAATACCACCACCTATCTTTGCTTTTGACATTGGTGTGTCATCTGCCCAAACACCTTTGCCTGGCTGATAAAAATCTTTAGATTGACAATTATTACCACAACCATTATTTGCAATACCACTAGGTAGTCCACTTATAAAACAACCACTTAGTGATATTGTTAATATTAAACTACTCAGTAGGTGTTTCATTACCACCTTGTTCTGTTGGTTTAGAGTTTATAACACTTTCAATATTAACTACTGATTGTGCTTGTTCTTCATTTAAATTATCTTGAACTTCTTTTTCAAGTTCTTCCCAAGCTTTTGTTGAACGAATTCTAGAATATACCATTCTATCTTTTCTTAGTCTATTCATCATAATCTTAGTTGCTTCTAAATCAGAATACTCTAATAATACAAATGCACGATACTGTGTACCAGCAGGTAATACATCAAGTTTTATTTGAGTATATCCAGCAACATCAACAGATGCAATTACATTTAGTAACTGTTTCTATTTCTGTAAGAACACTTGCTTCAATATCAGATTGTCCAATCTTTGCAACAAATGATTTTGTCATAGAATCTAACTTACCGTTAATCCTATCTGCAAGAACTGTCTTTGCATTAAGTGTTGCAACGT